TTCACAATCAGCATTGATTTCCTGAGGAAACAATGTCGATTGCACAAGCAGTGGATACTGCGGCCCTGCAGCAAGCAGGACCAAATACCACTTACCTTTCAAGTATTACCCAACCATTCCAAGGTGATTTTCTCAAAGAAAAGCTCGAAGCCATCAACGTAAGTTCGATGGAAGTGGGCAACGCTGAGAAAAAGAAAATATTGGCATTATTTGGTGCTAATGTTCTTTTCACTGGAAAAAGAGGACGTACTGCTCATCCTATATTAAAATATATTGATGAGTATTATGAAAATAAATTTCTAAGACAATTTAGAGGTTTGAAAGTTCTCGTTTTGTTGGGTGCCACTTACGCGGAGACCAGATTCTTCATAATTAACTTACCCGGTGTCAGAGTAGTTGCTGTTATCGGTACGTCAGAAACGGACGATCAAGATAGATTAGTAGTGGGTTCTTTGGAGGCAAAGAAAGATATAAATGCAGGTAAAAATCTTGTTACCCTTGGACAGGCTTTTCTTGATTTCAAGAATGGCCATTTGAATTCCTTCTTTTGCACTCCTAAAAATTTGATTTCAGTTAAAGCCGACATGATGTTTGCAAACAATTCCATATATCATATTTCAATGAAAGAATTGCATGATTACATGGTGGCTTTCCAATGCCCTATAGCCAAAGCCACTTGTATATTAGAACCGAGATTGGAACATTTGGATTATGTCGAAAATGACGCTCTTGAAATTGCATGGACGAAAAACGTTCAGAATAGTCACGGTCAAACTTGTGTTTCTATGCATTATCTCCATGATTCATCTAATAGCTATGTTCATAATCAGAAGCTTTACATGGATTTAATCAACATAATGTATCATCAGGTTACGGCCACTTCGGTCATCTATTCTGAAATTGAGGAAAACAAAGCAACGTACATGTTCATGAGGTTCACTCTGACTCAAACTTCTTCTCTCAATACAGTGAGAAAACGTTCGATGCAAGAATTTTCATTGATCCCATATTTTGATCCTGTAAATTACATAAATACTGCTAGAATGAAAATTGGTTGGGTTGATAAAGCAAAATACAATCAAATTTTAGCTTATGCAGTTTCATGTGAAAATGGAAACTTTGAAGTTCTTAAGATTGTCACCTATGCAAGATCCATTGCTTTTACTGTCAGAGTTGGTGATCAAGAAATTCAAGTTCAATGGGATGTTGGCATAGTTGAAATGTGTGAGATAATAAAATTTTTGTTATTTCATGCAACAGCTCTAAGACTATCAATGTTTCAAGCTCATTCAAAGATTGCTGAATTTCGCAAAAGTTTTCAAGGTGAAATGAGAGTGCATGGATGGTTTACGAAAATATGGAGTCAAATGGTTGGTTGGTTTGAAGATGAACTAAAAGCAACGAAAATCAGAGATTTTATAGAAAGATTTCAGAGACAACCTACCACACATCTCTATGAATTGAAACCTGGTCAATATTCGAAATTGTTTGAAACACCGATGGATCCTTATCCACCTGAATGGGCTCAATACAAAATAGATTCTGATTCTCAATTGTCCATTTCACGTGGTTCAGCAAAATTGGAAGAAATCTTGATTGCAAGCAATTTAGATCATGCTGTTCAACAAACACCTTGTTTCTGCATTGGAGATGGACCTGGTGGTTTTTCCAAAACTCTTCTCATAAGAGGTTGGGATGTGCATGCACAAACGCTCAAAAGTTCAATTAGATTTGATCAAGATCTTTATGATCACGAAAATTTCCATGACATTTCTGGTGAAACTGGTGATTTTCTCAAAGAAAATTATGAAAAATTATGGGGAAAATTTTGTTTGATTACTTCTGATATCTGTGGAGACACAGATTTTTCAAACAAAGAGAAAAACACTGAATTAATTTGCAAAACTGCTGAAAAAGCTCTGAAACTATTGCATCCTAATGGAGCTTTCATTTTCAAGTGGTTTGCCGATTACCCACGTGGAAAAATCAACAAGATCATCAAACATCACGAAGTCAAATGTATGCGTTTGAAGAATTCTCACAAAACATCTTTTGAAATTTATGTTGTAGTTAACAAAGCTAAAGGTGCTAATCATCTTGGTAATTTTGTCGCCCTTTGTGACAGAGTTGTTAATCAGCATAAAATCCTGTTGCAGAAAGTTCTTAGCACAGGAGCTCAAAAAGTGATTGTTAATATTCCAAAAATCAAAACAGATGATTTTCTTGTTACAGTGCGTGCTTCTTTCGCTGACCTTTTCACTGGTTTTCTGGATGTACCTTTTCCAGAGTTCTATGAACCAATTGATGTTCTTCAAATGTTAGCCAATGATTATGACAAAATATTTCCTTTGATCTGTGATCTGTATGAAGAAGTGTATTATGGATTTCTTTATCGGCGTTATCACAAATTTCTCATGCCCAATGAACGATATAGTATTTTTAAAAAGAATCAGTGTGCCTTGTTCAAAACTTTAGCCGGTTATGACAAGTTGGCTGTTTCCAAGGACCTTGCAATAAGAATCTTTGGTTTAAAGACAGACCTTAGCATGCGACCTCTTTTAGAAAAACACGATTATCGATTAATTGATGCTTATGTAGAAGTTTTAAATAATGCCAAATTGGATCCTAATTATACAGATGCTTGCATACCAGAATTACTTCTCAGAATCAATGCTCAATGTTCAGCTGCTAATTTTTCAAGAAGATTGGAACTGAACACAATTGGTGTTTGTGAAGTAAGACTGGATCCTATCCAACAGTTTAAAACAGAGAATAATGTTTTCGAAGTAACGACTGGTGAAACTACTGATACGTTGGTTTTGCAAGAAGCTCCCCCTCCATTTGTTGAATACAAAATGCCTGATGTCACTATCCTGAAGAAGCAGAGGATACCTGAAGAAATTATAAGAGACCGATTTGAGGAGTATAAAAGCTATATCCACAAATGTGCTGGTTTACAAGGAGGAAAATTTGTAGAAATTGATAAAGCAGCTGATCTTAAAGTCACCAATTTACCTGTTCCGTATAATTGTTCTATATATCATTCCACTGGTTGTGCAGGTGTCGGAAAAACTGTCGCTATAACTCTTGCATTTAACCCTATGCATCATGCATATGTAACAAATTGTCGTGCTCTAAAAGATGATTTTCAGGAAAAGTTAGCTCAGAAATTGAAAGTGAATCTAAAGGAATTAGATCACTGCACTTCAACATTGCACAATTCTTACAATAAAAACTGGTCAAACAAAAAGATCATTTTTTATGATGAAGGTTTGTGTGCTGCAGTAGGTGGAATTTTTGTACTTTCAGCTGTTTTCCCAAAAGCTTCTATTATCTTAGTTGGTGATCCTTATCAACCAGGATATCATAGACATGAAGAAGGTATTGCTCTTACAAACGATCATGCATGTAAACAGATCCTTGAATACATTGATGGTCCACCTTACAACCCTTTCACAAGAAGAGTTCCAGCGAATGGTTGTGCATGGCTTAGAGCTAATCTTGGTGTTCCCATTTGGCCTCATCCAGAAAACAAACGTCCTGATTTGCTTTTTACTTTCACTGAGTTTGGAGACAATGAACCTTATGTAAGTGATATTGTTATTGTACCAACTTCTAAGACAGTTGCAATTTCCGATGCTAAAACAGTCTTGACTGTTGCAAGTGCTCAAGGTTCAACTTTCACGAAAGTAAATGTTCTCTGTCAAGGTTCAGACGTGCGAATGATGAATGGTTTGAAAGATATAACTCTTGTTGCAATGTCAAGAGCAACAGAGCAAGTTAATTTGGTTCTAGAAAAAGTCATGCTAAATGAATTGAAATTTGATACTTCAGTATTCAAAAATTTGAACGCTCTCAGAGGTATTGTCAATACTGGTGAAACGAAAGAGAAAGAAGATAAAACTGTGAAAAGAATAGTTTCAACGGTTAATAAATTACCAGATTTCACTAATTTTTCAGCTGAAGCTCTTCTGAATTTACTCACACCTTATGTGTACAATAATACAACACAATCATTTGCTGTTGGTTTGGATTTTGAAAATTGTTATCCAATTGGAGTTCGTGTTGATGTAATAAGTCAGAATTTGAAAACTGCAAGAACTTTCTTATCAATGACCCCTACAAAATTTGGTAAGAAATGGTTATCAGCTGCAAGACATCAATTATTGGCAACTGTAGCTCATAGAAGGAGAGTTGCTAGAGAATCAAAACTAACCAGAGTACACGCTTCAGAAAAAGACATGATTTCTCGAGTGAAGAAATTGCTCAAAGAATCCTTTAGTTTGGAACAACCCAATAAGATTCTTTCACAATGTTATGCAGATGCTTATGAAGTTCAAAAATCTAAAGAATGGTTCAAAAATAAAGAATTTGCAGACATGATTCCCGAACCAAGTGCTATGCATGCTAGATTATTCTTGAAAACCATCATTAAAGTCAGAACTTTCGATTCAGCTTCTTCAGCCAAATTTGGTCAGCCTATTTTAGGTTGGCAAAAACAACTGAATTCAATTTGGACAGTCTACATTAGAGCAGTTTGGGCAGTTCTTCAAACTTCACTCAGGGACAATTTCCTCATTGTAAACGGTGATTTTTCAAAGTATCAATTTTTAGCTCAATGGTTGAAAGATCGAATTCCTGAAGATGTCATGGCTCAAATGGATGACATGCCAGAATATGATGCAACTCAACAAGAAGAAACATTGAAACTTGAAAGAGTTTTCATGAAAGCTGTTCTTTCCATTGATGATGATCTAATCTTCAATGAGTATTACAAGATGCGGAGAGGTTGTAAAGTTCTTCATGAATTCATGACTTTTGAAACTGATGGTGAAAAGAATAGCGGCGAAACTGGAACTTTCATAACCAATACCATGCTTTTGATGATGCTTTTTGTTGGCTGTTATGATCCTGATCAATTGTATGGAGCCTGGTTTGGTGGTGATGATGATATTTTCTGGCCTAAAGCAGATTTCACTCCAGCTCCTTATAAAGACGCAAATGGTAAGTACATCAGGAGTGATCCCAAAGTTTCAACTAATCAAGTTGGTGAATTCTGCAGCAAGTTAGTTGGAAAAGGAATGGTGTTTTATGACCCTATAAAATTAGCCATGAAGGTCTTAAGTCGAGATTTTTCAAGTGACCCTAGAGATACAGACAGAACTATTAAAGATTGGCAGATAGCAGTTGCTGATCTTTTAACTTCCATAGAATTATTCGGTTATGACGCAATAAATCTTACAGCCGTGCATTACAATACAACAGCTTCTCATATTTTGGATGTTTATGCATATTTGAAAGGATTTACACATCAAACAATACTGGACATAAAGAAAGTATTGTTTGAATGGAAGACAGAATAAATTTATGAATGATGGTTTGGTGGAAAGGCGTATTTCATCAAAATCAGTTTGTGCACCAATGTCACAAGTTTTCTATAAAATCAGTAACAACGAAAATGTCGAACAAGAAGTCTCGAAAGCCAATGTTATTAGGTTCCTCGTTCAAAATGGCCCCTGCAAGCTTGGGGATATCACTAGTACCCTTTACCCAAGAGTCAAGAATAGAAGTATTATCATGCAAAGACTGCGGTCAATCATTGATGATGATTTCAAATTCGATGGAGAAATCGTTCGAGTTTCAACAACTGGCCAAAGCTCAACTTTGCCATTGTCTGAAGTCATACTCGCACCAGAACCCGATACGTATGACCTTGTAGTTCTGAGAAATGTAGCAATTTCAGTTTTGACTGAGGTTATTTCTGAAATGTCACAATTGCAGCTCGAAGATCTTCTCAATCGTTATCGAAGAAAAGTCAAAGCAGTAACTCTTTGTATTTCTGGTTTGGCTCTCGGCCCTATTGAATGTACACCAGAATTGACATTTCTCAATTTGAAGAAAAATTATCCTGAAGTTTCGAAAGGGTTTTTGACCATCAAAAACAAGCCCTGGAGAGACAATATTCAGATTTCTTTGATGGACAGTTCCGAGATTGTCATTGCAACCTATATTCCTTGTGTTTTCGGAGGAAGTTCTGAAGTGGTCATCGATCTGAAGCCAAAGAAGCAGCGAAACCCTACCAAGAAATCGAAGAAGAAAGTTGAAGTCCAAGCTGTCAAAAGAGTCAAACACGTTGAGAGATTTCTTAAAAAGGAAGCCCCTGAAATTAGAAAACCCATTTCTAAAATGCCTCAAAAGAAATCTAAATCACTTTCAAGAAGTTATTTCATGTTCACTTTACCTTATAAAGCACATGATTTAGTTCCAGTTCCAATTGAAGGTCAGATAGAAGCTGTTGCTCTTGCAGCACCTTTTGTAGACATCCCTTCATCTTGGTATCCAGCTTCTCCTACAGCAGTTGGTTTACCGACTCAAGATCAACTTGTTCGCTTTCTATTTCGAGATGTTGCGAGATCAACTGTATCTTACAATCCCAACCCTTCACCTCTTGGAGCATGGACTTATCAAGCCACACCTTCATCAGGTTCCAATCCAATCATTTTTCAGAACAAAACATTGCAGCCTATTGACGCATGTCAAATGCAAGCTCAGTCAAATTATGCACCTCATGGACCTGTTTTGTTTCCTGGAAGAACAGATAAACTGAATGGCGCCAATTTCTTTTGGATGGATTCTGATTCCATAGTAGGACCAGGCACTATTACTTTGGATGTAACTTCACTTTCAGCAGGTGCCACTTATTCATGGACTGTATTCCGTTGGGATCCAGAACAAGATAGAGTGGTTGAAGTTGTCACGCTCCCTGAGACAACTTCTGGAAATAAAATCTGGCCTAACAGTATTGGGTCAGGATATTTTGCTGTTTCAGTTCAAATCACTAGTAGTGGAGGTGCTGATTCAGTATCTTGCACTCTTGCTTTTAACAACAATGCAACTTCTTGTTGGGAACATCTTCCTATTCCGGAGTTTTTGCAAAATCTGCAAAACATAAGTAGATGGAAGATAGATGGCCTCTCTTTGCATTATGAAAATGATTCAGATTATCAAAATATGTCAGGAAATTATTTTCAGAAACAAATTCCTGCTTCAATTCCTTGGCAGAATGTAGCCAATCCTACGACTGGTTGTCAGCAATTGACAACTTTGGCAGATAATAGAGACGGAAAGTTAGCAGTTGGATGCTATTCATATTTGAAACCTAGTTCTGATGAAGAACTAAAATTTACAAATAATGGCGTTCAAGGACCTAATGCTGACAGTATATGTCAAGTGCATTTCCAGTTAGAAAACAGAAGTGATTATCTTGTCACTTTTGTTCAAGCTGGGACTCCAAATGATCAGAAAGGTTTGTGGAAGTTAGGTTACACCGTTGAGTACATTACTGTTAATCAATGGGTTAATCTTGTTAGACCTTCATCCAAAATCAATTACAGAAAATTGGAGAATAAGATTGCCAAAGCAGATCAATTCTTTGATAACGAAAATCATATCAAACAGATTTTTGGTTTTTTGAAGAATAGAGCAGCCCCTAAATTGCTAGGTTATGCTTCGACAGCAACAGACGTCATTTCTAAAGTTGTTCCTGTTATCAGACTTTTGTCTGATATTTTGTAGAAAATTTCTTTTAGTTTAAACATTTATGAATTTTCCCACT